CCACAAGGTAATTTATCAGCACTCGGTACATTGCAAAGCCGAGGCGGATTTAACAAATCATTTGTAGAGCATGGCGTTCTAATCGGCATGGCATGTGTATTTGCAGATCTAACGTATCAACAGGGCATGAATCGTATGTGGTCACGACGTGATCGTTGGGATTTCTATTGGCCAGCACTCGCACATTTAGGCGAACAAGCAATTTTAAACCAAGAAATATATGCACAAGGTACGTCAGATGATGCACTTACGTTTGGTTATCAAGAACGTTATGCAGAATATAGGTACAAGCCAAGTCAGTTAACAGGAAAAATGCGTTCAAACGCAACAGGGTCATTAGATGTATGGCATTTATCGCAGGACTTTACAGCCCTGCCCGCATTAAATGCATCATTTATAGAAGAAAACCCACCAGTAGACAGGATTATAGCGGTAACAGACGAACCGCAAATGATTTGGGATTGGTACTTCGATTTAAAAACAACACGTCCAATGCCAGTGTACAGCGTACCTGGGCTTATTGATCACTTTTAGGTGCAATATGAATGGATACAAATGGACAATTATTATTAATATGGCTCGGAAGTTTGCTCTTCCTGCCATATTTGGTTCGCTTGTCCTGTGGCTTATTCATCATAATATGCAGCCTTGGGCTGATGTCGTTTGTACTATTAGCGAAGCATTACTTATCGTAGTAGAGGAATGTAAATAACATGCCGTTTGATCCCTTTACAGCCGCATTAATATCAGGTGGTGGCGCATTATTAGCCAACAGGCAAACAAAAAGTTCAACGGCACGTCAGATGTCGTTTCAAGAACGTATGAGCAACACTGCACATCAAAGGCAAGTGGCTGATCTGCGAGCAGCTGGCATAAACCCTATTTTATCAGCAAAATTAGGTGGAGCTTCGACCCCGCAAGGCGCGAGCTACACCGCTCAAAATATAGGGTCGGCTGCCGTACAAGGATACTCGCAAGCGTCATCAGCAAAACAAGCGCAAGCGCAAACAAGAAGTATAGATATTAATGCAGAGATAGCGGAGACATCGCCAAAAGCGGTAGTATCTAAAATCATCAATGCAATAGAAATAGGATTAACTGGAAGACGTGTAAGAGGTGCTTATGCACCGTTTTCAGAAATAACAAGTCGAATAGTAAAAGGAAGCGGATCATACACCAAAGCGGGAGATATGGATATTGAACCGATTTTGGATGGCAAATTGATCGCTGAAGTAATTAAACAAGCCGCAAAAATTGGCATAGATGTTCCAACTAATTTAATGGAAATGGCAATTGAGGCGATAAAAGGAAAAATGCAATGACAAAAGTAGTAAAATTCAAAACCGGATACGGTGACCGTAAACGCGAAGGGTTTAAAACAACAGGCGAAAGCCTAACACAACAATCGCACGCTCAAGCAGCTGACGTGCGAAACATTATTAAGCAATATGACCGTACTGGTCTAATTGCAAATGTAACAAAAGGAATAGCGCAATATGGCGATTATTCAGAAATTAACGAATATAGCGAAGCTCTCAACATGGTTCGCAACGCTAACCAAAATTTCGAAACACTTCCGAGTCACATTCGGGAACAATTCAACAATAATGCTGGATTATTTTTCGAATTTGCAACAAACCCGAAAAACTCGGAAGAAATGATCAAAATGGGGCTTAAAAAAGCTCCTGTAATCGTTGAGGAGGCAACGACAAAAAGCGCGTCCGCACCTCCCGCTCCACAAGAAGCCGTGGAGTAAGGACGCGCAGGCCCAGTTAACTGCTTGATGTTAACTGGGCCTACTGACACCAAGGAGGTTAAGGTGGAACAGATAGATTATAATTTAGTTCAAGGTAAAAACGCTGGCGAAAAAAGTATATGGCATAAAATAGGCCAAGCCAGAAAACACGATGGAGGATTTTGGGTACGAATGGACGTAATGCCAATCCCAAACGAAGAAGGCCAGATTTGGCTACAATTATATGAAAGGAACGATGATGCAATATCGGAAAAAAATGTCCAAGGGCAAAAGCAAGAAAATGTTTACAAAAACAGCCATGGCAGTAAAGCCAAGTAACTTTGCAAAACCAATGCGGGGTGGAATAAGGCTATAATATGGCATGTTATCACCCCCTACTCGCGTTTAAATGCGATGGCAAAGTGGTATTTAATAAACCCTTCGTTTTCGCGAAGGGTTTTAATTTGCCTTGCGGACAATGTTGGGGTTGTAGACTACAACATAGTCGCGAATGGGCTATTAGGTGTATGCACGAAGCCCAGATGCACGAGCACAACAGTTTTATAACCTTAACAATAAATCCAGAGACATTAGAACAGCGTGAGCGGCCGTGGTCTCTGGACGTAAAAGAGTTTCAGAAATTTATGAAACGGTTACGGAAAAAAATAGGGAAAGAGGTTAAATTCTTTCACTGCGGTGAATATGGTGACGAAAATAAACGTCCTCATTATCACGCAATAATATTCGGGTATGATTTTCCAGATAAAGTATTATGGGAAAAAAAACTAGGTAACGAATTATACATATCACCCGAATTAGAAAAACTGTGGCCCCATGGGTTCCACAGAATAGGCAGCTGTAGTTATGAAAGCTGCGCATACGTAGCTCGCTACGTAATGAAAAAAGCGAAAGGGGAGGCATCCCCAGAGCAATATATAAATCAAGAAACAGGAGAGATCGAATACGATCTTGACAAACAATACGCGACAATGTCGCGAGGTAACAGGTATCAACCAGAAAATGGTATAGGTAATCAATGGTATTGGAAATTTGGATGGACTGACGCTCATCGTCACGATTATATAGTTCACGACAATATTAAAATGAAAGTACCCAGGTATTACGATAAAGAGTTAGAAAAATATGATCCTGAATATTATCAGGAGCTAAAAAATAAGCGAAAGGCCGAAGCGCCTGAAGTAATAGCAGAGTATAACAAGGCTATGGATCAGTTGTGGGTGTCAGAGGAAATAAAAATAAAAAAATTAGAAAGACTGATCCGAAACCTGTAAAAAAACTGTTGACGTGTAATGTATATTATGCGCAGACTCATGAATACATTCATGGGAGATGAAAAATGTCGAAAGTTTATTACGCAGTATATGATAGAAAAGCAGAAATGTACTCACAACCTTTTCTAGAAATCAAAGATGGTACCGCAGTAAGAGCAGTGCAAGATATAGTTATTAATAACAAGGACCATCCGTTCGCAAAACACCCAAGCGATTTTTCGCTTCATAAATTAGGTGAATTTGACGAACAAACCGGTGTAATCACCGGAAAAAACAAACCAGAAAAAATTATAGAAATTGAAACATTAGGAGAGTAATATGCTCGGTGGACCAACGGGCAGTTTGCCCACAACCTTATCACATGAATTTAGTCGCGTACCACAAGCGGAAATTCAACGCTCTACGTTTAACCGTGTACACGGTCTTAAAACAACATTCGATAGCGGTTTACTGGTTCCAATCTATGTAGACGAAGTTCTACCAGGCGATACTTTTCAATGTAACGCAACAGGGTTTGGCCGATTGGCCACCCCTATTTATCCAATTATGGATAACATGTACGTTGAAACATTCTTTTTCTTTGTACCAAATAGACTTATTTGGGATAATTGGGAAAAATTCAACGGTGCACAAGATAATCCAGGCGATAGCACCGATTATTTAGTACCACAAATTACCGGGGCAACTATAACAGGTAACTCATTATATGATTACATGGGTTTGCCAACAGCGGTAGCAGGTATTGAGTTCAATAACCTGCATGGAAGAGCGTATAATTTGATCTGGAACGAATGGTTCCGGGATGAAAATTTACAAGATAGTTTAGTTGTAGATAAGGGTGATGGACCCGATACACTAACAGATTATACATTACAAAAACGTGGCAAGCGGCATGATTATTTTACATCCGCACTACCATGGCCACAAAAAGGTGACGCGGTACAATTACCGTTAGGAAGCTCAGCACCAATAGCAATTGACGGTCCAACATATCCAACAACAAACAGAGTGGGAGTGTATTCAACATCAGCATCTGCTGATTCCACAATGTACGACAATGGTCGTTTAATGTTACATGGACCAACAACACCACCAGACAATGTGCTTTATGCAGATTTGTCGGATGCAACGGCAGCAACAATTAATCAATTACGTGAAGCGTTTCAAATTCAAAGGCTTTACGAGCGTGACGCCCGCGGCGGCACAAGATATACCGAAATTCTACAATCACATTTCGGAGTAACATCACCAGACGCACGGTTACAGCGTCCAGAATACCTTGGTGGTCAAAAAACAGAGTTGCAAATGCAACCCGTACCACAAACAAGTTCAACAGATGCAACATCACCACAAGGTAATTTATCAGCACTCGGTACATTGCAAAGCCGAGGCGGATTTAACAAATCATTTGTAGAGCATGGCGTTCTAATCGGCATGGCATGTGTATTTGCAGATCTAACGTATCAACAGGGCATTGATCGTGACTGGGAAAC